GATGTACCTGCGGCTACGATGTTGTCTCTACCTGAAGTTGCTACTTTTTGTACTTCTAGAACACCACCACTTGATGCAACAATCTGTTCTGTAATAGCTCCAGTTGTTGCGTTTTGAGATACGGTTTTAAGACCGTTCTTAGAACGGACTGCACCTGAAAAAGTTGTATTAGCCATTTAATTCTCCTTGTCTTGGCTATTGTCAGCTTACGCTGTCAAGGTGAAAGTTAAAGGAGGGCGATTATTCGCCCCCCCAAGTTTACTAGCTTTAAGCGGCTCCTGTTGAACCGTAAATTCCAAGTGGATCAGACACACCGAAAGAATATCTTTCTCTCGCTTTGTATCTTACGTTTCCAGTATTGAAATCTCCGTCCATACCAGTTGCCATAGGAGTTCTAACGAAATGCTTCATTCCGTTTGGAACATCTGTGATAATGAAGAAAGCATCAGTATCAGTTAGATAATGATTAACTCTAAAGCCTTCTGGTATAGAACCATTAGACTTGATAGCGTTAATATCATTGTCAGCAGTTCCTGTTCTGAAATCTGTTTGCAACAATCTAGTTGCTGTAAACATCAATGCAGGAGGAACGATTAGCTTTCTTGGTCTGGCTGCAATTAACAGTCCTCTTTCATCTACAAAAGCAGCAATGTCAATAACAGCTTGCTCTAGAGATGTTTCGTTGAGGTCAGCCGCTGTTGATGGCTGATTTCTGTTGTTACCACCTGCCACAGTACCATGAGAGGCACTAAACAAGAACGCACCATCACCAGATGTGAATGTATCAAATCCAGTGTTAAGCAGTGAAGCTGCTTTGGTTTGCTTTGTGTAAGCCATCGCTCTGGCAAGAGCCTTTGTATAACGTGCTGAAAGGCTGTCATACAAATTGTCTTCCATTGCTTCCTCAGTGATAGAGAAACCCATAGCGACAGTTTCATGGTTGAAACGTGCTGTGAATGACTCTTGTGCTGTGTCATAAGAGATGGATGCACCTTCCTGTTTAACAGGAGCGGCACCAAACCCAGACAACTTTACTTCTTCCTCAAAACTTCTATCGGAGTTTTCAGTTTCATAAATGTCTGCGTGTTCATTCTCATAGCCATCGTACTCTAGTCCGAACAGTGCGTTAAGACCAGGTAATAACTCTTTTAAGAGTTGCGCTCTACTTACTACTGCCATGATTAACCTCCTCCAGGTCCGTTGCCAGACACAACACCTATGCCAAGCTGATGACCTGTGTTCCACTTACACAACATGATAGGATAGGATGTACCTCTCTCATCACCGTCATAACCACCTAGCCAATCAACAATTCTGATTGGTAAAGCCGCTGTAACAGCAGTTGTGCTAATATCAATAGAAACACGAGACATTCCAAATGTAGAACTAGATGCAGTTTGCTCTAACTCAGCGTTAGCTCCAATATCATCATCATTCACTGTGCCGTCTGCTTGAATAGCAAAAAGCATATTTGGGTCATCGGCTACATAAGCCATACCACCTGTATGGGCGGCACCTGACCATTGTTGACTAAATGTAAGTTGGCTTGTGCTTACATCAGTATACCTACATCCAAGAAAAATACCGATTGGCGTTGCCGCACTTGTACCTGTATCTTTCTGGACGGTGACTGTAGAGCCATCGTCATTTAACTTGACGACATCTCCATAACAAATCCTTGTGGAGTACGAAGATAGGATGGGATACTGACGGAAACCACCAGTATACTCTCCACCGAGAGTTCCTACAGGACGCAAACCAAAAGGAGCAGATGTGCTAGACATATGTCTACCTCCATTAAGTTGTTCGAGTGCTTCTTTCTGGTCTTAGAATTGGCATTCGAGGGTCATTGTTACGCAAGTAAGAGTTATCCACTGATTCGATTTGTCTATTAGACATTTCTTTGTGGGCTTTCTTGCGAGATTTTACTGTTTCGGTTGCGTTACTACATAATAGTAAGCCACCAACCTCAATATTGTCTTTCCAACGAGAATCGATGTCAGACATAACTTTTAATTCAGGATGATCTTTGGCTAAAACAGGTGTCCAACCCTCACGAAACTTTGCAGATACATTAGGGGTATCTGATTGACCCATAGTAGCTGTTCGTATCCAACGGAACTCCACTCCCTCACGAGGTGTAGGCGTTGGCAACAGCGTAGGTCTTTCCCACGTCTTGTCTCTAAATTCCATTTCTCTTGTTTCGTTGTCTCTTGGTTGTCTGTCAGCCATTTCCCTGATCCTTCATTAATTGCGCTGCATATTGCTCTTTAGTGAGTCCCAAGCGATTAGCGAGATTCACTTGGGTTGAGGTCAGTCGCACTGTGCGTGGTTTTTTTGCACTCCGTTTAGTGGGGGCAACCACGATGCCAGTTTGACTTTGTGGCGATTCCTCTTCTTCAATCACATCGTCAAACTTGTCTGGAAAAACTCTTCGCATTTCCCTATCTATCTCTTTATAATACTCTTCGCTGTCTCCGACAACACCTTTTTGCACTAACTCCTCATGAATACCAAAAGCGTAAGAGGTCATTTTGCTGTCTTTGTTGAACCATTTATTGTCATTAGCCCAATTTAAAGCCCTTTCGCTTACCTTTGGCTTCTGAGGTTGTTGAGGTATTTGAACCTCCTCTTTTTTAGCTTCTTTTGGTTTGGGAGGCACATAACTATCAACACGAAACTTTTCGTTTTGTATTTTTGATAGTTCAGTCTGAGCTTCAACAAGTTTATCTGGATCACCTGATTCGTAGGCTTCCTTATAATCTCTTTTGGCTTTTTCTAGCTGTGCATCTACCCTGCCTTTGGCTTGATTAATAAGAACGCTCTCACCGTCATTAAGACTTTTACGGAGTTCTTCATTTTCTTTCTGTAGTTTTTTGGCGTACTGTAGAGCTTCTTCTCTTAATTTTGATGCTTCCTCTTTGGCTCTACGTTCCTCATGATAATCATACTTTAGTTCCTTAATACGCTTTTGAACTTTTTCACTGTAGTTCTTAGCCTCATCGTCACTTTCTTCCGTCTTAATAGTAACTTCTTCTTTTCTCTTAGGAACTCTATCCTCTTTAGGTCTATCGTCTACAATCTCAACCTCAAAGGCACTATCATCTGTTTTTGTTGGAGTTATGGGTTTCTCAGCACCAAAATCAAGGTCTTGCTGAGTTTCTTGCTCTTCAATTTTTTCTGCTACTTCGTTCATATCCTTTTATATCCTCTTGGGTCATCGACAACGGCTTCAACTGTGTCATCATTAATTAATCTAAATTCCTGTGTATGTATTTTAAATCGAGTGCCTGAATATGATCGAAAGATCACAAAGTCACCTTCTTTACAATACGGACCGTTTGGAAACTTATCCTGATCCTTATACGCATCAGAACCCATACTAACGACAAAACCGATAATAGATGCAATGCCCTCTGCATCTCTCAATGCATCTGGCATATACACGCCACCTTCAGTTTTCTCGTCTATTTCAACTGGGGATATTAGGAGTTTGTAGCCCTTTGGTTGGGGCATTTTGGAAGCGACTTTTTCGTCATCTTCCTTCTTTACAGCTTGATACATTTTAACCTCATGCAGTGATTTAGGCTCACAGTTGCCTTGCGTTTAAATACGTTAAGAGTATTTAATCCTCAATAGATTTTTTTTGCAAGTCTAAAATTTCTTGCTCTACTTTGACTAAACCTCTGTATTCACCAACCATTGAAGTGTATTCATCGAAGGTTTTTGCTCCTCCCATGCATAAATGTTCTTGTATTTGAAGTTTTTGTTCACTGATTCGTTTTAAAATCAGCCCATATTCGTCATTCATCAGAGGTTAAATCCCTTGCAAGGTTTAATCCAATGTCTACACCGTCCTTTATAGCCTTTTTCTCAGCTTTATCAGCCTCTGTAGCCACTTGAATACCTAATTTAGCACCCTGTATCTTCTCATTGGACTTAGTTTTCTCTACATCTGTCTGTAATTTAGCAATATCAAGCTGTTTTTTGTGTTCAAACTCAGCTTCCTTAAGCGCAAGCTCTCTTTGCTGTATAATTGTTAGTGGGTCTTGCTGTTTTTTCATGGCTTCTGCCTGTGCCATCTCTGCCTGACCCTTTTTCAACACTTTTGCTGCAGCTTCTGCTGTTAATTTTGATAATTCTTCCTCTACATCCTCTGGCAAAGGCTTTTCTTCATCTGGCATTTCTACACCTAATTGCTTTTCTATCTCTTTTCTGTACTGGAACGCAACGTGTTCAGTGATATGGGCTGCCAAGGCATTCTGGATAGCAGACGCAAATTGCGATTGACCAATAATTTGCTGTATCTTTGGGTCTTGAGCAGCAGCAGTATGTACAGCAATGTGAGCTTCATGGTCTTGATACTTAAACGCCTTGACAGGT